AATGCCGAAGATAGAACGTATTGAAGGCGCACCTGTAGAGATGAAACGGGCGGTACAGAATATCATCCGGCACTTCTCTATCGCCAAGGAATGTCAGGAGGTAAGACAGGAACACATCCGCGAGATGTTCGGTGAGTACGGTGTCTTGCTGGCAAACTTCGAGCGCTGTATTGCGCAAGGGTTACTGACTGACAGCGACAAGTTGCGCATCGCCGTGCAGTTGGAACGTATCGAGGAAGGTGTAAGGAAATGGAGAAATGCGAGCCGGTCGCTTAAACGTCAGGAGCAGTCGCAGGTCGGTCAGTAATGACAAGAGGCAACTGTCAGAAACGAATAAGGTAAAAGGGAGTCCGGCTATCATTCATAGCAGCATCAGATGTGACTCCGACCCGCACGAACCGATGGTTTGCCCAGAGGTACAACGTCAACAACGCTTGGATCTTCAACGGCAACAACGGCAACTTGAACAACAACAACGTCAACAACAGCAATCGTTGTCAGGCGGTCGCGATTTTACCGATATTCTTAATTCAACGCTTTTATCTTATGACTGAAGTTTTGTTCTTCGCGCTGTTGCTCAGCGTGATGTTTTCCACGCGGAAAAACAAGCGTTACGGGCGTGATTCGATGGCCTTCGAGATGAACTGGCCACCGCTACTCGTTCGCTTGATGCGCGAGCTCATGGCGAGAACTTTTCGCATCCTCCACAACTACACCTTCCTTGTTTCCATACCCAAGTGGCGTGAAATATTCGCCACCGAGTTTGCCGGTCGTATCATCGACCATATCCTTTGCGACACGCTGAGACCTTGGATAGAACAGATATTGCACCCGCGAACATTCAACAATCGCGAAGGGATGGGCTCACAGGCTGCCATCAACCAGGTGATAGAAGACATTTGTGAGGTGAGCAACGGCTACACAGAAACGGCGTGGATCATCAAGTGGGACTTGCAAGGTTTGTTTCCGAATGCCAACTGCGACTATATGGAGTCGTGCTTTGTGAGGGTGATAAACCGTTTCCATGACGAGATAGCCGATAAGTATGGAGCCTTCATGCCGTCGTTCCTGAAATGGCTGGCGATGATAGCCATCCATTGTTGCCCTGCAAAACACTACGAGCGGCGCACACCTAAGTATCTTTGGGACACGCATATTAAGCCCGAAAAATCCATTCTGAATAAACCCGACGGCATAGGCGTGCCGATTGGGCGTATGTCATCGCAGACGGGCATGGGACTGTATATCAACGACGAAGTAATCTGGTTGAATGAAGACTGTGGCATCCGTACCACGGTATTCATGGATGATGGCGTGATGGTGGTGCCCGACAGATTAAAGTCTTATGCGCTCAGTCTGCTGCCCGAACTCCGTAGGCGACTGGATGCAAAGGGCGTGAAGATGAATGACAAGAAATTCTATTGTCAGCAGCATTGGAAAGGGCTTGAATTTCTCGGCTCGCACATCCACCCCTGGAGCGTGATACTAAACGACGCAACATGGGCGCGATGTTTAGCAAGGATAGAAGAATACAATCAACTGTCAACGGTCGAGAAATACAGAGAGCTCGACCGTTTTATTTCGACCGTAAACTCCTATACAGGACTACTGAAGAACCGCACCAGCTACAAGCGTATTATGGTGCTGAAAGATGCCATTGCGCCTGAGTGGTGGGAGTGGTTGGAATGGGATAATCGCAGGCAATGCATAGTTAGTAAACCTGAATACAATTTTTGTCAGTTGCTTAACAGGAAGTATCATCTAAAATTGAAGCAACATGACAAAAGCAGAAATCATCGAGCTCATTAACGAGCAGAACACAATCGTCCTGGATCGTGAAGCTAAGCTCACATCTACCGATTACATTGCAGCTAAGATTGCTGAAGGTAAGGCCACTAAGGCTGAATATGCCGAGAAGATCGCCGAACGCCAAGCATGGCGCGACGATATCAACGCGGCTAAAGATGAGATTGCCCGCTTGGAAGCTATCGAGCCCGATCCCGAATCTATTAACACCCCTGAGTAATGGAAATGCAGCAGCACCCTTGCGATGGTTGCAGCCATAAGGCCCAGCTCATTAATGGCCGCTACTGCCAAAAGCTGAAGCGGTATGTAGAGCATACGACCGTATCACCATGTAAGGATTAACATTAAACATCGAGAGTTATGCCATATTCTACCGATATACTTACCGAGCGAATTACGGTATTGAATCGTAAGAAAGCAACAGCAGGCGCCTATGGCCTTGATTCGGGTGGTGCCGAGTGGGAAGAGGTGGCCAAAGGGTTGCATGCGAGTGTTACCTGGAATAAAGGTATGCGCGCCCTGAATAATGGTTCGGTTGATGCCTACACCGTTAAGCTGGTACGCATGCGTTGGACAAATCAGATCAGCATGCGTTCACGTATCGTTTTCGAGGAAAACACCTACCAGATTTTGCCAGAAACGTTCAACCCCAATCGTCGTGACCGTACGCTGCAATTCGTTATGCAGCTCATTGTAAACTAAACTCCAAGAAATATGAAAAAAGAAGTAGCAATCGTTCATTACAACACGCCAGCGCTTATTGAGGCAGCCATCCTGTCACTCCGTAAGGCTGGAGGCGTGTCGTATCACGTAACCGTATTTGATAACAGCGACGAATCGCCATTCAAGGTAAAGATGCGAAACGTTACCGTTATCGACAATACCAAAGGCCAGCTTATTAACTTCGAGAAGGAGCTGGAAAAATACCCCGATCGTAGCGTTGATATGGGTAATATCTTTGGTAGCTTTAAGCACATGCTTAGTGTGCAGTATCTCATGGATAACGTGCTTACTGAAGGATTCCTGTTGATGGATTCAGACGTACTCATTAAGTCATCAGTTGATGTGATGTTTATGCCCGATCAGGCCGTTTGCGGCCATATCCAAAGTTACCTGGTAAGTAACAACCCTGCCCAGATTGATCGCCTGCTGCCTATGCTGCTGTGGCTTAACGTTCCCATGTTGAAGGCAGGTGGTGCTCGTTTCTTCGATCCTGAGCGCTGCTTTGCTTTGCAGGCCGGTGGCCGCGACAATCCTAAGAACTGGTACGATACAGGTGCAGCTTTGTTGGAAGATATCCGTAGCCACCGTAACGGGCTGAATGGTAAGAACCTTAGCACCAACACCTATCTGAAGATGCTGCTGCATTATCAGCAGGCTTCATGGCGACGTGTGGATGTTGGCGAACAGTTGGCCTGGTTACAGAAGAACCGTACCTATTGGGCGCCCGATCGTACATACAAACTTGGACCATGCACAGGCAAAGATGCTGGCATGAAGATATATATCTGTACCCACCGCGATTTCGAGCCTCAGGTAAAGCACCCATCGTACGCTGTCCTGGACGTACGCGAAGAGGGCGATACCTATAATGGCTTGCGTGGTGGGTTCTATAGCGAGATTCTTAGCTACCTCAGAGTGGCAAAGAGAAAGAATCTGCCAAAGATGGTAGGCTTTTGCAGTTGGCGAAAGTATTTCAGATTTATGAGCGATGTGCCAGCTATCACCGAGCCTATTGTCAGCGACTACATCAATCTTGGTAAACCTATGTATCGCCATTACCAGGGCTTTGCCAATGCTCAGGACCTTGATCTGTGTACGCAGATCATCAACGAGAAGCATCCTGAGTTTAAGCGTTCCTGGCATGAGGCGCTTAACAGTTACGTGATGCATCCATGCAGCATGTTCGTAATGCCTTCAAAGGATTTCCGACGCATGATGAAGCTGGTTGGCAGCATCCTGGATGAGTTCGTTAAGCGTGCTGGTGATATCGATGCCCGCATAGAGGCTGATCCTGACGGGTACCACCTAAACCGCGTTGGCCACGATTATGCCTACCGCATTGGTGGCCAATTAGGCGAGCGCCTGATATCTGCCTGGATCGATTGGCAGCTGCCAGATGCTAAGAAGGTGCCTATCGTGGTTACAAATGGTAAGTAAACCTATAGCCTGATTTTCAACGATTAGAAACGAGTAAATTATGGATAGAATATTTGCAAACTTATTCCGTAAGCGCGAAGTAGCCGCACCAAGTGCCGTTCCTACCACTACCGCCCCACAGGCTTCAGAAGAGAAGCCTAAGGGTGGTAATTGGCAGAGTAACGTGGTACGCCCATACGGTAAGAGTTCGCTGCTGGTACCCGCATGGTATCGCGGCGTATCGCTCATTATGCAAACGATGGGCCAGATGGTTACTCAGTACCAATATAAGAATCTTGCTGGTAATAACTTTGTCGAAGCCCGTGGTGCTAAGAATAGTTACTTTAACTATCTGTTGCAGGTGCGCCCAAACCCAATGATGACAGCCAGCCAGATGCAAGAGCAAATCGAGTACCGCAAGATATACAAGGGCAATGCCTACGTGTATATCGAGCGCGAACCTTCAGGTTATCCCAGGTATATGTGGCTGTGTACAGGTGGCGGTTACGATCCGCTGAGCAATACCTATACGCTTGTTTACAATTCGGATCGCGGCCCACGTATGGCGGTTAATGCTGATGCCCACGACGTGCTTCACTTCAAAAACGTTTTCCTCACCGATGATTACTACATGGGTATTCCCACCCTTGATTTCGCCTTCAAGTCGCTTAGCATAGCTGCAACAGCCGACGATCAGGCCCTTCAGGATGTAGCAAAGGGTGGCCGCTTTAAAATCCTGATCCAGGAAAAGGATGCGCCCAGCCTTGGCACCCGTGGACGTGTTAACCAGGCTGAGTTAAAACGTGCCACCAAGCAGTTTGGCGAAGATTGGAACGCTAACGACTTTGTGATGCTGGATAACATGGCGAGCGCCACCCAGATATCGCAGACAAGCCGCGACCTTCAGCTGTTGGAAAGCCGACAATTCTCTGTTAGCGATCTTGCGCGCATTCTTGGTGTGCCACGCATTATGATGATGGAAGATGCTGGCAGCTCGTATAAGATGCCAGAACACGCGACACAAGAATTCATGTTAAGAACGATCCAACCGCGCATTCGTGAGTGGGAGGACGAAATGAATAGTAAGCTGCTGTTGCCAGGCGATTTCGGCTCACACCGCATTCATGTATGCGAATTGCCTTTGCGCCGACTCGATGCCAAAGGACAGGCCGAGATCGACAAACTGCATCTTGAAACGGGATGGAGTGCCAACGAGATTCGCGGCCAGTACGATCTGCCCGATATTCCTGATGGTGACAAACACTACCTTACAGCTGCTGTGGCCGAGGTTGGTAGCGCTAAGTTGCGCGATGCCGTTGCTGGTGGCCGACCAAAGGAACCAGCTGCAAAGGGCTCTGACGAAGAGGACGGCGATAAGTAAACCTCTATACGATTTTTCAAGGTAATATAGAATCAAATTTTAGCAAATATGAATGGTAAGAAAATTGAGATCAGAACCGTTATGTGCGGAATGGCCTTTAGAGAGGCTGACCCAGCAGCCGCCGAGAAGGGCAACCTTGGCACCATCTCAGGCACAGCCATCGTTTTCGATACTGAAAGCCGAGTTATCGACGAGTACGGCGAAACGTTCCGCGAGGTGATTTTGCCTGAGGCTGTAACGATGGAGTTCCTGAACAGTCAGGATATCAAACTCAATCTGCTTCACAACCGCGATAACGTTATTGGCCGATGCATCAACGGTGCTGATGGCAATATGCGTATTACCCGCGACGAGAAGGGTGTTTACTTCGAGGTTGACGTGGTGAATTGCGACCTTGGTATTCGTGCCCGCGAACTGGTTAAGGCAGGCGTATTTACAGGATGTAGCTTTGAGTTCTGGCCTGAGGAATACGATGTTGAGGAACGCGAGCTTAACGGCAAACACGACGTTAAGGTTATCCACAAGAAACTTCGTAGCATCGGTGCCTTCACCCTGGCAATGGACCCCGCTTACATCCAGACAGATTGCAGCGTTCGCGAACTGCATGAGCTCACCCCTGAGGCTAAGGCCGAGAAGGATCGCCAGGAGCGCGAAAAGCGTGAGGCCGAGCAGCGTGCACTCGAAGCAGCAGCCCAGCGCAAACGTGAGCTTCAGTTACTCCGTATGAGAATTATCAATTAAATATTAACCCTTTAAATTTATTGGATTATGACAAAAAAGACTAAAGACGAACTTCAGGTTCGTTATCGTGAGATTCAGACTCGCATGGGCGAACTGAATGTAACAGCCGCCGAGGGTAAGCGCGAGCTGACCGCCGACGAGCAGCGTGAGTGGAATGCCCTGAGCCGCGAGGCCGAGGTGGTTTTGATGGACATCCAGAGCCAGATGAACGAGGATGAGCTGGCTAAGCACCGCGAGGTTATCTCTAAGGGCGAGCAGTTGCGCGAGTATCTTCGCCAGACCATGCAGGCTGGTGCTAAGCGCGAGATTCTGCTGTTCCCTGCTGCTGGTAACACTACCGCTAATATCACCGCTTCTGGTGCTATTCAGCTCAGCATCCACGAGATGATCCCAACCCTGCATGAGGGCCTTGATCTGCCTAAGACCCTGAAGATCGTTACAGGCGTTACAGGCAACGAGCTGTGGCCCGTATCGGTTAACGATGTAGAGATGGAAGAGGTTGGTGAGGTAGAGGCATTGAGCGATCAGGTTCTTGACTTTGCCAATATCACTCCTGTTCAGAACCGCGTAGGCCTGAAGGTCCCCGTATCTAATATGGCGATCGATAACAGCGCCTTCGATCTGATGGCGTTTGTTCAGGCTAAGTTCACCCTGGCTCTGAAGAAGTACCTGGCTAAGAAGATGTATTCTCAGGCCAACTGGGCTAAGAACAAGGGTCCATTCTCTAACCTTACCAAGGCTGGTGATATCGACCTGGGCAACAACGCTTACAAGAGCATCCTGAAGGCTGTCGCTAAGTTCAGCGATAAGGGCTTCTTCGAGGGCGACGTTGTTCTGATTATGGACCGCGAAACCGAGGCTGATCTGAAGGCTACCCCACGCGCTGGTACCATGAATGGTTTTGTGATTGAGAACGGCCTTTGCGCTGGCTATCCATACGTAGTTACCCACTACCTGAACACCACCCTTAGCGGTAACACTCTGGTACCAACCGCTAAGAAGTACATCGGTCTTGGTTACTTCGAGTGGTTCGCATTGCAGCAGCATGGCGACGTTCGCATGGTGGTTGATCCCGTAACCCTCGCTGACAAGGGCGTTACCCGTGTTATCCTTAACACATCATGGTCGTTTACCGATCTGTCAACCCGCATCAACGGTGGTGAGGAAACCTCTGAGGGCAGCGGCGTTTACAAAACGCAGGCATTCGCTCTGTACGAGGTAGTTCCTGAGGAGTCATCGAGTAACATCTAATCTCTTGGGATAGTGCTCTATTTTCTGGAGTTTATGCCGCTTGCGTAGGATGCAGAGGTCAAAGCCTGCAACGCAAGCGGTTCTTCAGAGAAAGCACCTGGTAAGTTCATAAAATAATTAATAACTCAGAAAGCAACAACGCATGAGCCTGCAATTAGATTCAGTATTCATGGCAGCCATCGAGGCTAACAAGAAGGTGATGAACATCATCGATGAACGTCGCTGGTGCACAGCAGCAGCCCTCCCCATCGAAGAGTTCGTTAGCAACGTTAAGGTGCCTTACCTGATTGTTAACTATGATGGCATGAGTTCTGAGCCAGGCACAAAGGACGATGACTTTGATAGCGGATGCGATACTGTCAATATCAGTATAACCGTTACAGGCAATACACCTGAGCAGCTTGGCGATCTGGCAACCCGTGTGCGTCGTGCTGTACACAATTACCTTAACGCCCACGTAGGCGAGGATGGTATGCCCACAAGCGCCATCTTCTCGGCTGGCGAGAAGGTGTACAACGATGTTAAGCCCTGCTTTGCCATCGAGTTGCATTGGCAATGCGCTGTTGATTTCGACTTAAACGATGCAGATGATGAGCAAGAACCAAGCAATGGCTGATAAGCAGCCCTCGCAGGCTTTGCAGGCTTTGAAAGATCAGGGCACAACCCTGCTTTTAGCTACCACACGCGATGAGCTTGCATCTAAGTTCGATGCCCTGAAGGCCGAGGCTGATGGGCTTACGCTTACCGCTGGTGCCGTTGGCCAGAACTTGGAAAATGGTACCTTCATTCTCAGAGTTGACATTTTAAACTAAATCATTATTAATATTATGACAACATTAAAAGGTCAAAATTTTCGTATCTGTACTTACGACAGCGTGTCTGCTAAGTTCAAGGTAATAGGAATGGCTACTGGATGTACCGTTACGCTCACAAATAACACCTCCGACGAATCGACCAAAGATGATGTTGGTATGGCTTCTAAGCCTAACACTAACAGCAAATCGTGGCAGGTATCTTGCGAGTCGCTTAACGTGGCTGATGCAGCCGCCATGCTTACCGCCATCAAGGCGATGACACCGTTCACTCTGATGTGGGACGAAACGAGTACCAGCGATAACCAGACGCGCTCTAAGGCAGCCTTTGCCCGCAAAGGTTCGGCCTACTTGAACGACGTTACCTTCAACTTTAACGACCGAGAGAACAGCACTAAGTCGTTGCAGTTCCAGGGAACGGGAGCGTTGGAGTCTGTTCCAGCTGCTGATGCTACCGAGGTTATTGCTCTGGGCAGCTACACCAAGGGCCAGTTCGTTCGCCTGTTCTTGGGCGGCGACAATACAGCCACACCATCCAAGCCTATCGCAAGCGCCAAGCAGCTTAGCCTGCATGTTAGCCTTACCTTGGAATCGGCAACAACCAAAGATACCGATGGCGATTGGGAAATTAATGAGCCCACAGCCCTCAGTTACGATATTTCTACTACCGCCCTGGTACGTAGTAACGAAACTATCACATCCGAGGTTGCAGCTCAGGCTTTGGCTGATGTTGAAAGCATCTACCATACTGGCACACCCGTTAAATGGCAGATCGCCAACGTGTCTGGTGCAAACCAGCGCACCAAGGGCGCTGTTATCTGTAGCGGTAGCGCCGTGCTCACAAACCTCACACTCAACGGCCCCAACCGTCAGAGCGCCGACTACAACGCGCAGCTCACAGGCTATGGTGAGTACACCGTGGCAGCATGATATACTAAGAATCAAGCGCCTGATGTTAGTGCCACCGCACCCATCAGGCGTGTTTTTGTCTAATTTTTAAACTTCAGAAAAGATATGAAACAAAAGCAGATTACCCTTTGCGGCAAAACCTACCCTGTAGTGTTCAGCCTCGACACCATGATTAAGTACGAGCGCATGCTGAACCGTAGCTTTTTGCTGAGCAGCTTTGAGTTACTCGAAGAACAGATTGCCGTTACCGTATGCGCCGTATTCACGGCCAATCCTGATGCCGACCTCGAAGCCGACCAGATTATGCAGGCTGATAGCTTTACAAAGCTAAAGGAGCTTACCGATGCTTATGCCACGGTTAAGGAGATGATCCTTGATTTTTTTAAGGATTCGGGCGTTAAGCCAGAAGAACCAAAGGCCGACGATCAGGACGAGGAACAGCCAAAAAACTGATTACCGCCCACGAACTTTACGAGCTGTTTGTGGGCGAAATAGGGATTGATCGCCACACGTTCCTGTACGAACTTCAATGGTGGGAGGTTAACGCCATCATTCGCGGTTACAATGCCCGTCACCATCATTCGTGGGAGCAAGCCCGCATGATCTCCTACTTTGCGCGTTATGCTATGGGTTCAAAGGACACCCCACCACCCATTAGCGAGTGGATTAAATTCCCTTGGGAGGTTAAGGTATCAGCCCGCATAAGCCAGGCAGAAGTAAAAGAGCTTCAGGACCTCATGGATAACGTGACTCTATAAAACGTAGCATTTTGCAATCTCCGAGTTTGCAAAATGCTATTTCTTTATACAAAAACCACCTAAAAAGTATAAATAACTACACTTTAAGCCAAAATAAATGTATAAATACTTGCACATATTAGAAAGTTGTCGTATCTTTGCAACGTGAACAAGAAACAATAACAATTTAGAACAGGGCGGCAACCTATAAGCGGCACAAGATTATGACACAGACATTTATCATCAGAGCAAACGCAAACGTAGTCAGAGTTGCAGAGAAGTACATCCTCGACAGCTATCACCCTTGGCTTTGGGCATCAGATGACGACTTTTCCATCATTCAGTTTAAGACCAAGAAGGAAATGGAAGAGGCCTTCGCAAACATCGCAAGACCCTGCGGCGACACCTTCTACATCGACAACGAGAACGGCGCAACCTACATCAAGGTAGATGCACAAGGCAGAAAGACAGCAAAAGATTTTATGTACCTTGCGAGTATGATTACACCCCACTCACAAAGATAGTCATCCCAGGGAGGGCTCAACCCTCCCACCATTTAACAAGAATATTTATCCTATAAATACAACGATTATGGCACTATTCTCATTATTAGAACAGCACAAAGATGGTTCATGGTGGTACCATCCAGGCGACACTTTTACCACCCCTGAAGAGGTAGAAGAATGTTTCCACCAAACGTTTGACAAATTCCACCCTAATCGCCCGCACAAAGTATTCGAGCACAGCGATCCCCTACCACAAGAGTTTGCAACATGCACCAAAGACTTTAAGGTTTTTGAATTTCTCGGCGTTATCTATTGGCCAAAAGCTAAAGAAAAACAACTTATAAAAACATCGCACATGAATATTCCCTGTTGCGAACCAAGTAATGACGCTAAACCCGAAGATTATCAAAGTGAAATTTGGTATTAAGAGGTGTACGAATAAACATACAAGATTATGGAAAAAGAAGTTTATATCGTAAGATACGGAATGCTAAACGAAGAAGATCACGGCGGTTTAGCTATCTACTCTACTTATGCAGCAGCAGAACAAGCCCGACAGTATGCAGAAAGCACAGGCAAATACTATCGCGTTTGGATAGACATCGATAATGTTCACGACAATTTTACACCTAACGATTTTTAATTATGACAGACGACAAGATGGATATTAACAGTACGATGCTTGTATTTGATAATATAGGCATGAAACCCAGATGTATAGATGCTCCGATTATTATGAGTTTAAATACTGAGCAGCTTGATCTCATTATAGTAGCCCTCGAACAATTCCGTGTTACTTACTACGATTCATGCGCCAAAGAACTACCATCCGAAACGCTGACAGTACAACATAATCGCGAATTTTTAGACCGATTAATCAGCAATTTAAGATTAGAAATGAAAAAACGAATCGAATATTAAATCAGTTATGACATACGAAGAAATTGAAGCAAAGCGCCAGGCAATCCGTACCCGCATTGGTAACCGTATTGCTGATCTCCGAAAACAGGCCAATCTAACTCAGGGCGAATTGGCCGAACGTGCCCACATCCAGCGCACCCACGTTAGCCGTATCGAGGCCGGTAAGTACGCTGTTACCTTCGAGGTAGTGCAGGCCATAGCCGAGGCCCTTGGCATGACAGTAGATATCATCCACCCCGACCTTCAGGGCTTCGTAAAAATTCCCTAACTGGGAAAATAATTTTCCCTAACTGGGAATAAAATATTCCCACATTGGGGATGCGGTCCAGGTATTAAGGATTGCATCCCCTTCTTTATTTCTTGAACTTCTCAGCCACCTTATCAAAATCCTTATGGATATCGTCGGCAAGCAGCTTAGCATACCTTTGCGTTTGCCTGATGTTGGTATGGCCCACCATCTTGCTGACGTGTTCGATGGGCACACCCTGTCTTAGCATCCAGGTTGCAAACGTATGGCGCGCCATGTGGCTATGCAGCGGCCTGTCGATACCAGCCACCTCACCCAGCAGCTTCAGGCATCGGTTGTAATCGGCGTTATCCAGTTTTGGTACCTGCATGTTGTACTTTTCCAGGATCACCACCACAGGAGGTAACAGCTGACTAATGTAAGCCACACCCGTTTTGATGCGTTCGCCCACATTTCGCCAAACACCATCCACCAATTTATAGTTGGCGATATCAAATGCCTGGATATCGCTATACGACATACCCGTGTACGCCTGCATTACAAACAGATCGCGCGCCATAGCCAGTTTTGAGCCTGCCAACGGGTGCAAAGCCTCGAACGCTTCCATTTCTGCATCAGTCAGGTATTCTATCCGTTCGTGTTCCCCGCGCTTAAACCGTCCCTTCAGCCGGTCGTAAGGGTTAACCATCAGTTTGCCGAACAGCAGCGCACGGTTAAGCAGCGCCTTCATGCACTTATGGTAATTGTAGATGGCAGCCTCGCTGATAGATTCTGGTAGCAACCCTGCCAGGCGATCAGCAGCCGACTGCTTTTTAGTCAGCGTATGCAGCCATGCATCCCACTTCATAACACCCTCAATCGTCACGTCGGCCCAGCATTGCATTTGGCCGTATGCCTCCAACCTGGTAAGCAGCGTGTAATAGTGCTGCATGGTGCCGTGTTCGTGTGTCAGCATGCTTACCTGATCCCTTAACCAATCTATCAGGCCGTTCTCCTTAGATTCCACCTCAGCAGCCAATGCGCGGCGCTTCAGGGCTGCAACATCTATGGGTGCGTTCTGTGCCACCGCTTCGTTAATGGCAGCCTCTACGCGCCTGTATATCATTCCTAAGCGTTCGTTCAGCTCAGGCGCATTCACACGGTCAACGATGATACCCTGCTTCCATTCCGAGCGCCTAACCCTGATGCCTGTACTGATGTAGTACGGATGGCGATCTATCACCACGCGTACCTCCAAAGGGCCTTCCATGCCTGGTTTGGTCCTGTTTCTGTGATCAAATACTATGTTTGTCGTCATATCTATAGGTTTTAAGTCTGATGTTTACCCGTTGTTTACCCATTATGGGTTAGCGGTTGGTAATCTATCCCGCCAAAATCTACCGAAATCTACCGAAATCGGAAAGGGTTAACGGTTGTCAGGCAATCCGTCGCTATCCCTCGAAACACCTAAAAAAGCAGGTGGAGCGCGGGTTTTGACACCTTTACACCACCTGCATAAGTGTGATCCGCTTGGGGCTTTGGGGGTGGTGGTGGGTTTTGGTGTGGGGAATGGGTGTTTGTACATCATCGGTGGTGGGGATGGGTAAACATTTGGATTATTTTACACGACCCCTTTACGGTTCCGCTGCCATCCTACATGGCTCATCGATGGTGCTGTATGGTATCTGATGGCGCAAGCTGGCAATCAGCTGGTCCTTTGCCTTGATGATCTCATCTTTGAGCGCCAGCTGTTGCCTCAGGGCCTCGATCGTTTCTTCTTTGGCTGCTAACAAGCGGCTAACCATTTCGTGCTCATCCCCGAAATGGTTAGGGCCAGCCAGCTCCTCATTCGTGCCATTCAGCAACATTTCACCATTACCTGATATCAACCACTCAGTAGAAAACACACCATCGAATGCTCGTGAAAAACGCATAATAAACTGATCGGTAAGAACTTTTGGATCGCCAGTATTGATGGCGGTTGTTACATTGGATGCAGAAGCGCCCATTGCTTCTGCTAATGATTTCTTGGTGCTAATTCGGCCTATACCTTTAAGATACAATATCGCCTGCTTAAAACGTTCATGCTTATTCATAAAAGCCTTCTTTTTATTAATAAGAGTTAAAATAAGAAACTTTTTGCCCAAAATGTTTTGTGCATAAGAGATTTCTTCTTACATTTGCACCCGAAAGAAAGAAAGTACTAACAATCGGGCATAGAAATAGCCGTTGGCGAAATAAATCGCCATTTACATAGTAAAGGGATTGCAAATATACGGCTTTTTCTCCGATTGTGTACTTAAAACATAGTAGAATTAAGAAAGTATAACACAATGGAGCAAGAGAAAGTAACAAGAGCAGAATTGCGAGCAATGCATGTAAATCAGACTCGCATCATTACTCTGGTACACCCTAAAAAGGTTACATCAGCACGTATGACGTGCAACCAGCTGCGACAGGAAGAGGGCCTGGAATTTATAGTTAAGCCCGACTACGTAGCTAAGAGCATTTGTATAACCCGCGTAAAATAACTGAGCGATGGATAAGCAGCTGAAGGACGAAATAGTTAAGGTGGTGGGGCAGGCAACTGCACAGGCCTATGAGGTGTACAACGAGAAATACCTAACGCCTGATGCGCTGTGCGAACAGTTCCAGATGATAACACCAAGTTGGATTAAGGAACACGGCCACAAGCTACCACGCGTCAAGATCACCACCAAAGGTAAGGATGGGCGCGAAAAATCTAACCACTACGGGTACCCTCAGCACAAGATCGCCCGCATGATAGCGGAAGGTAATATCAGAATTTAGAATTGCACAATCTTGATAAAAAGCATTAAGGCAGCGGCCTTGTTAAACAAAACATTTTTCCAAGTGAATTTTCAAGATCACCCAGGCAGCTGTGAAGTTCCCTGGTTTTACTAAGAAGAAACCTATAGAAATATGGATTTACAATAAAGGGCGCAGGAAACATTACAGCCGTTAAGTTATAAGCGTTGCCAGGTAGGCTGGGCAAAACTCCGAACCCGAAATGTTCTTTGACATGTTTACATACAGATATAGATTGCAGCGGAAAGTGCTCGTTAGTAGGCTTTGCTGTCGAAAGCGCTCACCTTGGCCGTTGCAAACTGAGGAATGCCAGGTTAACCCCTGATGCTAACCTGGCATTCTTAAAAATGGGTTGTGTAGCTCAGTTGGTAGAGCAGCTGTTCATTCGTAATCAGCAGGTCGGTGGTTCGAGTCCACCCACACGCCCCTTATTATTGTTCATTAATTATAGTTTAAGTTAATATTGTTTTAGATTTGTTTCTGGTTACACCCACATGCGAATGCCGATGTAACCATTTTCTTTTTCATTAGGCATACAGTTGGTATAATTATTTTTTTTGTTTAGATGTAATCCACGCTGGCCGTGAGGCCCGCGTGGTTTTTGAATCGGAAGTTTAACAATCAAAATATATAAAGCGATGAAGAAAATTTTTACTACGTTCTTTAAGAACGACGAAGGCAAGCCGTTTACGGCTGAAGAAGCAATCATCTTTGGGGTGATAGTTCCTGGATTATTCATACTGTTGTGCGTATGCCTCAGTATAATAGCAAACGTAATCAACTAAATATTAAGTAACATGAAATTTCAAGGTAGAGTAAAGCAGATATTGCCACTTAGAAGCGGCATATCTCAGAAAACAGGCAATGAGTGGAAGGCGCTGCCTTTCATTTTTGAGTATTACGAGAATGAAACAGATCGCTTTCCAGACAGCGTGGTGCTGGAAACCCGCGACACTAAGGTTATCGACAACCTGAAGGAAGATATGGAAATTGTGGTTGGTTTTGGCCACCGCATCCATGAATATGAAGGCCGTTGGTTTAACGAGTTGAAGATATACAGCCTGGAAAGCGTTGCACGAGCCCAAAACGCGGCCCCACAAGCCGCGAAACCTGCCGAGAACTACAACAACCCGCCAGGCTTTGAAAGACCAGCCACGGGCGACGGAAACGGCGACAACGACGATCTGCCATTCTAAAAACATTTAATAAACTCACAGAAGATGGAAACGATGCAAGATTTTATGATTGTCGGCTACCTGGTTGTAGCCGCAATCGTTTTTTTTGTTACCCTCAGTTACATTCGTGGTAACTGGTATGCCAGGTTAGGCCAATCGGTACTGATGGCTGTGGTTTGGGCGGTAGTATTGCTAATCGCCATCCTACTGATGGTAGAGGATTTGAGTAAGGACCTTTACAGACATTTCAAACATGGCAAGGATTAAGATTAGCGTGGTTACCCACAAGAATGGTTACGAGCTTAATGTTAATGGTAGTAGCTTTTTCTACTTCACAGCCGATGATCTGTTAGCAGGCCTTACGTGCCACGTTATCGAGGGTAGCCTGAGGCCTGCTGTGGTACGCGATGCAAAGCTGAAGATGCGGCGACCACCAGAACCCTTACCCGTAACCGATGCCGACGACATCCAGGGACAATTAAATAAGCTGGATGACGATGATAAGTACAAAACACCTCGCAGGGTTCGTGAACGCAATGTTGTACGATATCACAAGAATCGTGATCATATACTGCAATTACGGCGCGAAAACTACAAGCGTAAAAAATTGAATAATGAGCAATAGTGAAAAATTACCCCCTGTAGGCAATCCTGAGGCCCTGATGATGGACCAGATACGCGGCTATCTGCTTGATGCCCGTGAGGACTATCCCGAACCGTATGCGATGCTTGAATTTAACGGCGTGCCATTTGGTAAGGTTGGCGGCTTAGGAGCTATCACAGGCCAAAAAAAGAACGGTAAAACCTTTTTGGTAACCGAACTGATAGCGGCTATACTTGGATGTGGAAGCGAGCAAACCGAGAAGTATCTGCCAGGGCTGGTGGTACCACAGCGCACCATCGATTACTTAGGGCATGAGCCAAAAGTGCTTTACGTTGATACGGAAATGGAAAAACTTTCGAGTGCTAAGGTACTTAGGCGTGTACATTGGTTGTGCGGCTGGGATATGAAAATACCAAACCCGCGATTTGATGTGCTCTGGCTTAAAAGCATGCCTGAGGACTCTACACCCTACCTAAAGCGCTATGAGCTGATAAAGGCAGCTATCGAGGTCCTGAAACCAGATGTGGTGGTTATTGACGGTATTCGTGACCTACTATCAAGTATTAACGACGAGGAATCTGGCATTAAGATACTCGACGAACTTGGTACCATTGCCGAGAAGCGCAATATGAACATTTGGTTATGCTTACACCAGAATCCAGGCAGAGCATCCGACAGCGACGATGCTAAGATGCGTGGATGGATTGGCACAGAACTTGGTAACAAAGTATCTGACACGCTGGTTAGCATTAAGAGCAAAACCGCCAACGGCGTTACCTTTACTGTGAAACAGATGGATGCCCGTGATAAGGACCTGGAAGATTGGAAGTTTGAGATCACCGATGATGCAGGCAAACTTGGTGTTCCTCGCATTATCACCCGTGGTACCAACCTCAGTTCTAAATCTAAGGAGCAACCACAATGCGATGATCCAAAACTCATTCGTGAGTGGATTGAACAGGCTAAAGATCAGTACGAGTGGCCGATGGATCGCAAGAGCATTAAGAAAGCCGTATTTGAGGAAATTGGCGGTCAGAAGAATAAGGATAAACAGCAGGCAGATTTGATTGCGGCTATCAACCTTAAATATTTGGAAGAAAGCACAATGAAGAAAAATGGTTTTTACATGCTACAACCACCTGATGTTTTGCCATTCTAAAACCGTGACCCAATTCTATTCATATCCCTAAAGGGATATGGAACCGTGACCCAATTCGTCTATACCCGCATGAGGGGTACGGGTCCACAGCCCGCCGAAGGCGAGGCGGGCAGGGACACGGACACCCACACACGTGCGGCGCGCGCGAATTGACTTTCATAATCTGCAATTATATTTTCAATCCTAAAATCATGGCGAAAAGAATCCCCGAAAATATTATTGATGACGTCATAGCGGCAGCCGATCTGGTAGAAGTTATGACCGACTTTTTAGGTACGTACGACCAAAACAACCCAGGCGGCTTACGTAAAAAGGGCGTTAACTACACCTGCATTTGCCCATTCCATGAGGACCATAACGACGGAAACCTGATGATTAGGCCAAAAAAGGTTGCCAAATACCCAAACACGTATCATTGTTTTGTGTGTGGGGCGCGTGGTGGTGTGGTGCAATGGCTGATGAACCACGAAAACATGAGCTTTATGGATGCCATACGATGGCTGGGCAAGAAGTATAACATAGATGTTGACGACATCCCTGTTAACTATACACCACCGCCACCACGGCCCGTACCTCCACCATTACCCACGCTGATAATCCCACGCAAGATGGTTGCAGCCCGTGTTGAGAATCACGGCGACCCGCTTTGCACCTGGATAAGGCACCTACCCTGGGATGAACCTCAGCGCGCCCGTGTAGAGCAAGTGCTGAAGGACTATTGTGTTGGCCATGCAGCCGTAAAGCAGCGCTACCAGGAGCACCATTTTACCGTGTTCTGGCAGATTGATGCTGAAGGCAACCCACGCACAGGCCACTACATGAAGTACAAAACCACGGGTAAGCGTATGCATAAGGAGGACGACCGTTATAATACCGATTGGTTTCACGCCCTGCTTGCAAGGCCAAGGCCAAAGCTGGATGCTAACGGCAACCCTGAGCGTGATGAGAATGGTGATGTGGTGATGTGGCAACCATACCAGCATATTTATGATGAAACTAAGCAAGAGCCACGCCAATGCCTGTTTGGTGAACACCTGCTGAAACGCTATCCAGGCGCCCCGATCTGCTTAGTGGAATCGGAGAAAACAGCCGTGCTGATGGCCATTGCGTATGGTAACCATCCCATGCAGCTGTGGTTGGCTTGTTCAGGTATCGGCAATCTGAATGCCGAACGCCTGGCACCACTCATAAAGCAACGCAGGCGAATCATCCTCTATCCCGATCGTGATGGTATTGAGAAGTGGCAGGCCAAGGCAAAGGAACTGAATTACGACCGCGTTACCATTGATACCCGTGCCGTAACAGAGTGGTGGAAGGAATGCGACGGACCCAAAGCTGATATCGCCGATGTGGTAGTACGTATCATCAAGGAGAATGCCAAAGCCTTACCACCCGACAACACAGAACAGATAATAAATAAACTCGAAAACCAATGAGCATAGGAAAGCAAAAAGACAAAGAAAAATTTGTTGGCGTTTCGGTAAAGCTGGAACCCGACAAAGCCGAACTTCTGAATGCTATCTGCAATGCCTTAGGCATCAATACCTACCAGATATTTCAGATGTTCTTCTACACGTTATGCAAGGCTACCGCACCCATGCACGCCCTGAGCCCGGAGATACGTAAGATAATGACTCTGATGGAAAGCGATTACAGCTGGCAAGAAACGTTTAACACCGCCAACCCCGACCATTTGGATGTGGCTCAGGTGGTGTTGATACTGGAACAGCCAGGCCGCAAAGGCTATGGTGCCGTGCTGATAGATAAGCCTTGGTTGAGTATGGCACCCAAATGGGTGAAGGACTTAGACCCTAAGCGGTATGAGCCTCAGATGACAGAAAATGTAGAGGATATCCTGGAACGCATACTGGATGTTACGGTACCAGGCATCTACAAACGCTTTCGCGTACTTGGTGGCAGCCGTGGCTACCACAATATGATTGATATCATGCTCGACATGATAGATCGCCAGGCTACCGACCTTGAACGTGAAGTTGATCGGATGGAAATGCAGGGCGAAGCCATGTACGATGTGCGAGGCAGAAAGATTGAGTACGGCAAGAAAACCAAGGGCCACAAGCACCGCACACCTGACAGCGTGGCAATGGACCAGCGTTTGCAGTTTGCCGACTTCGACCGCGACGAGAAAGCTGAACCACTTAAAGATTGGGAGGGTGAGCACCATGATACCAGATAACGAGAGTATGATCCGGACAGAGCCGCGCCCCGCGCCACCTGCTGCTGATCCTGAAAACATGAAGTATCTGAATGCGTTGCCCTTCAGACCCTTCACATCAGAGTGGTAGCCTATGAGTAGAGATAAGAACTACCAACGGCTGCTGAATAGTAAGGAGTGGAAACAGTTGCGCTGGCACAAGTTGCAGGCGAATCCATTGTGTGAGCTATGCCAGGCTGAGGGCAAGGTGGTGGCTGCTATCGATGTACACCATGTGCAGCCAGTAGAAACGGCGCGATCTCTGGAAGATATGCGCGCCTTATGTTTCAACCCCGCCAACCTGCAAAGTCTGTGTATCATGCACCATGCAAAGGTTCATAAGGAGTTGAAGAGTCACACAAGGGAGGTGCACCAGCAGCGCCAGGCAGATGCCATCAGCAGATGGGTAGAGAAACATCGGAAGAAATAAAACCCCCTCCATACCCCTTTAATCTGAAATTTGCTTTTGGAGCCAAAT